CCCTGTTCATGTCCTGATAGTCGTAGCCCTGCTGTAGCGGGATGTTGATGAGTGCGGTGTTGTTGGTGCAGGGGTTGACGATCTTGTTCCGCTCGTCTGCCTCCAGCGCCATCACCATCTTCATCAGCCATCCTTTGGTGACCAGCACATCCGAGTTCAACAGGCACACGTAGGGGCTATCACCAGCCTCGATGCCACGGTTGACGGAGGCGGCGAAGCCTCGGTTCCTCTTGTTCCACAGCACGGTGTGCTGGGGGAACTCCGCTTCGAACTCACGCAGCCACGCATGGGTGGCCTCGTCGGGTGAGGCGTCATCCACGATGATGAGCTTATATGGCCACTGGGTGTGGATCATGACCGACTCGACGCAGGGGATCAGGACGTTGAGTCCACCGTACACAGGCAGGACGATGTCCACTGTGTGCGTGCCCTTGGACAGCACACCCGTGAGGGCCGCAGTCGAGTTGGCGTTGCCCTTGACGAGGTTGCCTCCCTCCTGCAAGATGAGCTGAGCCATGCCGTCAAGCTGCGCTTGCAGCTCCGGTGATACACCAGCGGCGTCGGTCGCATCAAGATCAGTAACGAACTTCGCGACCTCTTCTGGCGTCTTCTCTATCCAGTTACCATTTACATCAAACGACATGGTTTACCTTGACCCCCGCAGCCTTCAGAATCTCTAGACCCTTGGCGAATTCGTTTGCCCACTGATCCCACCTTCCCTGTTCAAAGAAGGGATCATTGTTCTTGGTGGGTAGATACACCTCACCAATCCCAGCCTGCACGAACGCACGGGCGCAGTGTGTGCAAGGGTGGGACGTTACGTATGCCGTGGAGTACTGCGTCTTGATCCCGTTGAGGGCTGCGTTGTAGATCGCGTTCCGCTCAGCGTGCTCTGTCCAGTCGTACTTCTCTGGTCTTACCAATCGCTCCGGGTGCTCATCCTCATCCACGCCCCGAGGGAGCCCGTTGTAGCCGGTGGAGCCAACTGTATTCATAGGTGTGGCCAAGACGCAGCCTACCTTGATCGACTCGTCCGTAGACTTGGAGGCGACAAGGTATGCCATCTCCATGAAGTATGCTGCCCACCGAAGTTCGCTACTCATGCACAACCCCTGCTGTCGCACTCAGGCGGCACAGCTCCCTGCCAGTCATCACAGGTGCTACAGTTCGTGTAACCATGCGCGCACTCAGGGAGCACCTGTAGATCACCACAAGCGATGACCCGCTTGTATTTCTCCGCTGCGTCACGCAGGGCAGGGCCGGGCTCCAGCGCCTTCAGCCGTTTCTCTTCTGTCATGCGTGCTTCCTCTGCCCTGAGCGCAGCGTACCCGACACCGTCCCGGAAGTCGTCGTACTTGTACGAACCCTGGACCGAGCGGCACTTCTTCAAGACTTCCATGAACAGCCAGCCATCCTCGTTCGACAGCTCATGCCCCGTGATGGCATTGAACGCAGCCACACAGCGGGGGATGGTGCGCTCCCCATCATCCTGATCCCGCTCCTCGCCCCGGCTGATGATCGTTGCCTTGGCGTCGTCAAATACCCACTCGATGTGCTCTCGTCCCATCAGTCTGTCTCCTCTGCCTGTACGATGTTCCCTGTGGTGAGGTCAAGCACCTCACCATTCTCAAAATGCCTCTCCAGTACGTCGCCGAAGCAGCGTATGTGGATGCGCCAGTCGCCTGAGATGATGATGTACATCCCGTCATCGTATCCCATGAACTTCTTGCACTTGCCACACCTGGGTGGCAGCTTCCGCCGGAGCGACAACTCCTTGAGGTCATCTCTATGCCCCGCACCCGATTCAACCCTCGCCTGATCTAGCTCCGAAGCCTCGGCTATCACATCTTCAGGTGGGACGAACCACTCACGCCAGTTCCGCACGCTCACTTCTGGATGCGCTTGTTGAACTTGACGATGTGCTCATACGCCTCATGCATACTGTCGTACACCTCATGGGCATGGTAGTGGATCCAAGGCGAGAGCTGCAACCCCAAGGGGTTCACAACGATCACGCGCTTGTTCCGCATCCACGCCAGGATGATCTCCATCGCCGTGCCTGTGCTGGGCTGGGTGTAGTTCACCAACACAACGTCGCACATCTCGATGTCGATCTTGTCTTCTTCCACTAGGTCAGGCAACACACTCTCCGGGTCATCCCCGTACTCAGTGTAGCGGTAGTCACGATCCATTGGATCCAGGGTCGTGATACCGAAGCCGTTGAGGTGCGTTGTCGCAGCCTTCCTCCAGCCTCCTGCCTCTTCGTCGGAACATCCCGCCATGGGGCCACATAGGTAAACTCGCATGGCTTTCACCTCCTCAGATTGCAGCATCCTTCTCGTACCTCGACGCAGCTACCGTATGATACCGGCCACAATCTGCACAGACGAACTGGATCTTCTTGTGACCCTGTGCCGTCTTGCGTCGCTTGGATACTGTCGTGTTCTCGCTGCCACATTCGGGGCAGTCGGACACGTAGTCAGCGTAGTGCGCTTTGCTCTTGAGGTAAGGTTTCATCTTAGCGAAGACCTCACTCTGTGCGACGACATCGCCGTCGCAGTAAGCAATCATTCGTTTCAAGGCTTTCTTATCCTTGTTGAACACTACGTCTACCCACAACCCGGAGCCGCCTGTGTCTTGCTTCTGGCTGACGCCGAGGTACTTCGTTATGTAATCGAGAGATCCTGAGTCAAAGCGGAACATCTTCTTCGCTTCCTTCCACGTATCATACGCCACGAAGTCAGGTGACATGGCGAGCCCGTGCTTGATCGCACGGGTGCGGATCCACTTCAGGTCGAACGAGTCAGAGTTGTGCCCGCAGATCTCGTCGGCTTCCTCTAGCACCTTGATGAACGCGTGGATCATCTTCTTGTCGTTCTGCTTCGCGTCCCACTGTAGGTGGTGGACTTTGTCTTCGCCCTCCCACCTGTAGGAGATACAGATCACAGCCGCTTCCTTGAGCTGGTTCTTGTATGAGAGATTGATGTTGTAGCCGGGACGCCATGCCCAGTACACACCGGGGCTGACCTCTATGTCGTAGAACAAACGTCGGATACGTCTCACTTTTTCTCCTTCAAGATCCTCTGGGCTGGCCACTGCTCACAGTAGTCGGCGGCGGTTCGTAGTTTCGCTACATCATCCCTGAACTTCGCTATCGCTCCGTTGCAACTCCAACACAGCAGCCCTCGCACTCGCTTCCTTGTTTCCTCCGGGGGCTGCTTCTTGTCCCTCAGCACATGCTTGTGATCTACGTGGAGCCTCCGCTTCTTCGGGGGCTTCCCGCAGATCCAGCACACTCCCTTCTGCTCTTTGAGTATAGCCTCGTACTCAGCCTCAGTGATACCGTAGGTACGCCTGAGGTATGTGTCCCTCTGGGACTTAGTTTTTCGGTGCGTCGCCATAGGTAACGTCCATCATGAAGCGCACTGCCATCGCAGCGAGCTGCCTCACTTCTTCTACGACATCGTCCTCATCTCCCCAGAACGCAGCCTTCTTGAACTCTTCGAACTCCTCCTCCACGATGGCCACACCTTCCTTCTGTGACCGGAACTTGGGGAAGGCACCGGTGGCTGAGATGTACTCCTCGGCCACGATCTGCAACACATCCTCCAGCTTGGCGATGAGATCCCCGTACTCCTCATCATGGGTAGTGCCCGGGTCGTCTATCTGTACGTCAATCATCCTGTTCATCCTCATAGATGAGTCGCTCGTTTTCCATAGCTGACTCAAAGTTAGACCTCAGGGCCAGATGTTCCGCCATCTTGGACAGTGAATCCTTACGCATGAGGCATGTCTCTACCTCCAGCAACCCGCTGGCTCGACGTGTGACAACAGCACACTCGATCACCGGGTCCGTCACAGTCCTGTTGCCTTGTCCCATTGTCTCTTTGACAAGGTTGATCCCGATTTGATTAACGTCGAGCTGGTACTGACCTACGTCCAGCACCTCTACGTTCTTGAAGGGTTTGTCTATATGATCGGCCATTCTGCTTTGATGATCTCCTTGTCAATCATATCGTCCACGTCCATCCAGATACTCTTCTTGCTCTCGATGGAGTACTTGTGCCACCACTTCGCCGTCGGCTTGGTGTGCTCAGCCATCAACCGACAGTACCGCTTCTCCAGTTCCATGTCAGCGGTGAGATCAGCCAGCAACGCAATGGGACTGACACTCTCATCCTCATCAAACGTGAGGTCACCCTCATGCGCCATGAACATAGTGTGCTTCGTCGCGTAGCTCTCGTCACCCGCCACCAGCAGCAGGGTCGCAGCCGAGGCGACGTGCCCTGTCCCGATGCAGATGACCTTGTTCTTGCAGTTCCGGATCGCATCGTAGATGGCATACATGTGATACACGCTGCCACCACCCGAGTTGATCCAGAACTCAATGTCACCATCCTTCGCATCGAGGTGGTGGATCGCCTTTATCATGAGGTCCGTTGTCTTCTCGTCGATCTCATCTGATAGGTAGACCCGACGGTTGTGCATGTCAATGTGGTAGTCCACGCTGAGTTCGAATGCTGTCAGGGCCGCTTTCGTTACGTTACTCAATAGAAGTCACCCCGTTCTTTTTCACCACATGGATGCGGTTCTGTATGAGACTGGTCAAGTTCTCCTCATTGGATATGAGCAGAATAGTTGAGTCATCACCCATCTTGTGGGTGCGTATGAAGTTCACGATATTCTCGCAGTTCTCCGGACTCAGGTTGGTGAAGGGTTCGTCAAGGATCATGAACTTCGATGCGCCCTCCACCTGTAGCGCAGCCAGATCCGAGAGGGCCATGCCCACTGCGAAGCTGGTGAGCTGCTTCTCTGCACCAGAGAACAACTGGAATACCTTGCTGCCGGTGGTTGTCATGGCCGTCACGCAGAACTCATCCTTCGTCTTGCCCGACTTCATCTCCTTCTCGACGCCGAAGCTGACAGTGATCTGCGGGTTGTTCAACTCCCGGAGGTACTGGTTCGCCCTGTCTTCAAGGAAGGGGCAGACCTTCTCAAACATCAGGGTCTTGAGGTCGGTGCCGAAGGCGTGGTGCCAGAAGTGGTAGTGATCCCTGACCTTGCCCTCTGCCTCGATGATCTTGTAGTAGCTCTCGTTGACCAACGCTTCCTTCACCAGTTCCTCATTGTATGCGTTGACGACGGTGTCGAAGGGGTTCCGTGTCTCCTTCGCTACAGCGATGAGACCCTCCAGCGTTGTCCGCTCTGCTCCCTCCTCCAGCTTAGTTTCTACCACTACCGCTTCCTTGGCGATCCCGACGTTGGCCTGGGAGTTGTAGAGGCGGGCCTCGTTCTCTCCTTTCTGTTGGATCAAAACCGCCCGCCTCTCCTTTCCATTCTCTACTGCTACTCGGTTGATCTCAAGGTACTCAGCAGGCAACGTCTGGCTGCACTGTGAGCATTCGTCGGGGCGAGCCGAACGGCTGTCGATCTCGCCGGTAAGATTGTCGATCTGGTACTGCATCGAGGAGATGGCTGACTCCAGCCTACGTACCTCGATCTCTTGGTGATCCAAGAATGACTGTGGTGTCATGCTCCCCGGTATGCCCTGGCTCAGCACCAGCAGTTCTTCCTTGAGGTTCAGGGACACGCCTCGGATCTTGTTCAGGCGGGCCTGGAGGGTGCTGGTGTGGGTTGCGGCATCACTCTCCCATGTCTTCTGCTGCGACTGGATGCCCTCCAGCTTGACCTTGATCCCATTGACCCGGTCAGTGGTGAGGCGCGCCTCGGCCTTGGCGCCTATCACCCTGGCGTTCGCATCTGCCAGCATCTCTTTCGCGTTCACGCGCCACTGCTCAAGGGAAGTAAGGGGGAGGATCTCTTCTATGACCGCGCGTTGCTCGCCACCGGGCAACGATAGAAAAGACCGCTCCCTCCCCTGTCCGAAGAAGTCAGC